GGCTGTTACCGCCGTTACCTGCCGGGGATGCGCCTGCGCGCCGCGCGTGCGGCGTCCGTCCCCGCTGCCGACCGGGCCTGCTCGCCGGATGCCAGGGCCATAGGGGCCGCCACTCGCGTGGCGCCCTGCGTCACCTTCGCGTCGAAGTAATCGTTGGCCTCGACCTTCACGACGACGGTCTGCTGAACGGGCCGTGCGGTAGCGCCCGCCGCAGTGACGCCTACCATCGACGCAGCGGCGCGGGCGTTCAACTGGTGGTTCGGAATGACCTTCGATCCGCGCGGGAGCTGGACCAGCTCAGGCCCCTCCTCGCCGACCAGCGCCACGCCGCCGGGGGCGTAGTTGGTGCCGCTGGCAAAGCCGGGGATCTTCACCGAGTTCGCCGCGCTGGCGAGGGCGCCATAGTTCACGCCGGAGAGCTTGCTGCCGCCGCCCAGACCGAACATCGAGAACAAGCCGCCCCCGGCGCTGCCGAAGATCGCCTGTTTGATCTGGAGCTTGATCAGGTCGGAAATGATCGAGTTGATCACATCGCCAGCGACTCCGCCGAGCTTGATGTATTCCTGAGTCGCGTTGGCGATGCTGTCGCCCAAGCGGTCGACGGCATCGATCTGGATGTTCTCGATCGCGTCGCCCATGTTGGAAGCGGTATCACGCGCCTCGCGGCGGCGCTGTTCGAGGGGGGACTCATACTGGCGGCCGATGCGTTCGGTGTCGTAGCCCTTGAGCTGGTCGAGGATGCGAAGGCGCTGTTCGGCGATTTCCTTTTGAGCGTCGGATGCGGTATTGCTGTTCGTGACGGCCTCCAACTCCGCCCGTTCCTGCTCATAGCTCAGGTCGAGTAGGCGGAGCTCGATATCCCTGCGCTCCTGGCGAGTTGCCATCAGGTCGGCTTGTGCGCGGAGCAGATCGCTATTGTCCTGGAGGGATGCGTTGTACCTCTCCAGATTGTCTCGCCGATTGCTTTCGTCAGCAATCCGCTGCGCCCGTTCGCGCTGGAGTTCTGCGATCTCCTTCACCGCAGCAGTTCGCTCGGCAAGCTCTTGCTCGCTGATTCGGCCCAATTTGCGCTGGGTCTCGTACTCCGCGAGCCTCTGGCGTTCGTCGCTGTCGATCGCCTGAAGGTTGTAGGCGAGAACGTCTTCCGTGGCAGTCGCCAAAGCGGCCTTGGCGGCGTTCACATCGTCCTGCAATCTCGCCGCATCACGAGCTTTCGAAGCGTCGTCGCGAATTGCACGAAGGCGATCTTGCTCCGCCTTCCTGGCCTCAGCTTCAGCCTTCCGCTGGGCGGCTGCGGCCTTCTTCTGATCGGCGCCGGGTGAGGTCGCCGCCTTTGGCACATTCCGTTGCAGAGGATTGCCGAACCGATCAAAGTACGTGTTGGCGAGATCGGCCGTCGAGCGCTCAGCCATTTCGTTGCGAAGGCGATTGGCGGACGCGTCACGGCTTTTGCGGTACTTGCCGAGCAGGTTGGGGTCATATCCACTCAGCCCGACCGCGCCGTCGATGTTGTAGAGCAGGCCCTCAACGCCGATGCTGGCACCCGTTTTCTGCTTCAGGTAATCGGACACCTCGGATGCGCTCTCTCGAATGAACGCAAACGTTGTCTTGGCCGCCTGGAACAATGGATCGAACACATCGCCGAGCCCCTCAAGGCTTGAACGAACGGACACACCGAGGTCTAGCGCGTCTTGCTCCAGATCGCCGAACCCGTCGGCCCCNTGCGTGATAAAATTCGCCAGCGCAGTTGAGAACTGGCCGCCGCGGTCGAATGCTCCAAAGGTCGTGATTGCGGCATTGTTTACCGAGGTCATCGCCTCGTCGAACGTTACGGGAAGCTGCGCGAATTCAGCGTCGATGCCCCGCGTGATCGACTTGTCATTGAGGGCATTGAAAAGCATCTCGCCAGTGAGCTTGCCGTCCTCGGCCATCTTCTTCAGTTCTTGGCGCGTGATGCCGAGGGAATCGGTAAACACCCGCGCTAGGCGGGGCGATGCCTCAAGGATCTGCCCGAGCTCTTCCCATTGGACATTCGTGGAGGCGAGGGCCTGACCCATTTGCAGCGTGGCTGACTGGACTTGCTGGGTTCCCGCGCCGCCGACCTTTAGAGCCTTCGTGAAGGTCTCCGTTGCTTGGGCCGCCTCCTCCTGTGATCGTCCGAGTTCGCTGGAACTGCGCGAGAAGCTGCCATACAGCGAGGCGGTGTCTTCCAGCCCGGCGCGGGCATTCGCCGAGATCCGGCGAACATCCTCCTGAGCTTGGGCGAACGAACCGAAACCGGCGGTCGCAAGGCGCAATTGCGCCTCCAGCGACTTGGAGGCATCGGCCATGTCGAGGAATGCTCTGGCCAGGGCGACGGCGGAAACACCGGCCAGTGCCCCTTTAAGGAGGCCGAGAGAGCTTGAGATGACGCCCGACGAACGAGACATCTGCTGTTCCAGGCTTTGCACCGCATTGCCCTGCTTGCGGAGCGACGAATCAACGAGGGTGGTCGTCGCGAGGATGTCGCGACGGTATTGTGCCACTTCCGCCTGCAATCGCAGGATAACCTTGTCGTCTTCAGCCATCTCGATAGGCTAAAGGGCGGCAGGCATATCAATTACCGCCGTCCGGAGATGTTATGAAGCGATGCCCGAAATGCGCGGAGAAAATCCAGAATAAGGCCACGGTCTGCCGCTATTGCGGCCATGAGCAACCGAAACTGGCCACCTCCAGCAACTGGCCCATCCTCGTCGTGGCAGTTGCGGTGCTGGGCATTTGCTATGTCGTCAGCATCAACACAAACAGCCCCGAACCATCTCCTATAAAGGTCGCCGCCGCTCCGACTGTCGCGCCAGAAGAGCGCTGCAAAGGCCTGAACGGGGAGGCTCGGAACTTCTCTGGCCTGGTGAAGCAGGGCCTTCGTAATCCTGCCAGTTTTGAGCATGTGAGAACGAGCTATGGACCGCTGGAAAACGGGACGATGTTGGCCACGATGCGATATCGCGCAACGAATGGGTTCGGCGCGGTCGACACCTACACGGCCGTTGGCGAAGTGAGGGTGCCAGGCTGCGCAGCTCGGGTTGTCAGAGCCGAAGGATAAGGGCGGCCCTAGAGCCGCCCTCGGATTACACGCCTAGCCTGCAAAGGCAAAATAAAACCGCTGAGAGCAGCTATTTGACTGCGCTCAGCGGCGAATATTATTCGATCAGGCTCTTATCAGGTGCAAACGAGCTTATTGTCGATGATGAAGCAAAATCCGCCGCTTCCGCCGCCGTCGCTACAATACTGGGAGAAGTCCTGCACGCAACTGGCCTCAGTGGCGTAACCCATTAGACTCCAGTTGCCTTGGCTGCATTGTGCCTGTGCATCAGCAACACAGAGATTCGGCGGCGTGTGCTGCGCTAGGGCAGACGTGCTCATTCCGCCGACAAACGAGACCGCAACGAGATTTAGCATTGTCCGGCTAAGGAATCGTTTCATGGTTATTTCCTCAGAATAATCTAGGAAATAAAAACATGTCGCTATGGCGTGGTGGCGTCAACATGGTGCGCGCTATCAATTGGTTTCCAGTCAGTGTCTTAATGTAAGGATCGGGCTAGACAGTCCCTGCCTATCCCGCAGAATAGGCTGATGTGCACTGGCTAACGTGGTTTTAATTCAAAACATAAATGGATTTAGCCTTACAAAATTGTAATGGTTATTTGACCTAGACTCGACTTTTCCCTCTGCGCAAAGGCGAGCGAGCGTGCGTGCGGGAGGGGGCTACATGGACAGAAGATCTTTCATTGCCTCGCTACTGGCGGCGGCCGTCATTGGCGTCAGCGCGGAAGAGCCTGCGGACGCAAGGCGCCGGTCAAGCCGATCGAGCTACCGTCGCCGTTCAACGACCAGGCGGCGCAGCTCTGGAGGCTATTCCGTGCCTGCTGGGGCGCGGGGTGTAAGCGATGATGGCGAATGCTCCTGCCGCAGCGGCAAGGTGTGCGTTGGACCGCGCGGCGGGCACTACTGCTTCACAAGTGGCGGGAACAAGCGGTATGGGGTTTGAACTAAGGGCGAAACCCTGTTGCGGCCTCATGCCATCTTGGGCTCGTCCTCTTCATCGTCTTCTAGTACCGCGTGAACTTCTGTAATCCGGTAGGCCAAGGGGCGTCCGCTCGAACTCAGTTCAATGTTTACACTGACATCGAAGAGTGCCCGGAAGACGTTTCCGTCAAGTTGCATTTTTTCGTGCCGCATCCGCTCTTCCGCTAGGGCTGAGGCATACAAAATAGGCAGCGCCTTCTTTGCGACACTTTCGATAACGCCGCGTTCGCCGCCCTTCTTTCCTGGCTTGCCGGCTTCGATGCTCGGTCTCACGAAGCGGAGAAGTACACGAGCTTCATTGTGTTCGGAGCGAGCTTCTAGCTCGATACGGTGCTGGTCGATTTCTTGAAGCGCCGTCTCGGCCTGTGCTGCAGTAAATTTAAAGGCGCTTCGGATCTTCCGTTCGCCGTCCTCAAAAACGGCGGACTCGATCCGGCCGACAGCACGTGGATCACGCGCGATTGCCGATACTGATTTGTGGAAGTCGGACAAGTCCCCCTTTGTGGCACTAGGGTCACGGCCGCCACGCGCGAAGTAACGGCCGATACGATTCCCCAAAGTGTTCACGAACTGAGTGAGTATCTGCCCCTTGTCGATCAGGTCGACCGGCCCAATCCCCGCAAGCGTTCCAAAGGCTGGCGCCACCCATGCCACGAGGTCGGCCTCGATGCAGCCAGCCCTCACTTCCTTTACGAAAAACTCACTTTCGGCTTTGATGGACGGATCTTCGCGAGAGACAAACTTCTCGAACTGCGAGCCAATTCCAACAAATGCCCCAACGAAGTCATTCAACGCAACTGGCTCGTGCGTGTCCAACTTCATGCGAATATGCGCGCCATCCTTCGACATAAGTTCAGTATATGAAAGGCTTCTTCTCGGCGCGTCAATGATTCCCATTAGCAGGCGGGTGATGCAACTATCCACGATGTGCCTCCACAAACCTCCGAAGCCGGTCAGGATCGCCGGGGGCTTTCGGTTCTGACCCTGGCGCTGCGTGCGCCTCGTTGTGAGCTTCCAGCGCTTCCAGATAATCGCTGAGGCTGTCAGCCTTCCAGTCGACGCCGAGCGCCTGGCAGTTCGTTAGGACTTGACCTTTGCGGAACGGCTTCGCGGCTTCTTCGCGGCGGGCTCCGCTTTTTTTTTAAGCACGATGCCCTCGATCGTCGCATTCAAGATTGCCCAGGCGATGCGCTGGCTCTCGACAAGGGGGCGCGCCGGATAGGTGTAGTCGTCCACGAGCTGGACCGCGAGCCGCGGGCCGACGGTGATTTCTCCACCATTCACCGTCGCGGAGTTGCCCCCGATCAGGGCAAGGCGGATCGTCTCGCGAATGTCGGTGAACATGGCGCCGCCGCCGCCCATGTAGACGGCTTCCCCGGCATTGATGCCGAGGCCAGCGCCGATCTCGTCGTACATCTTGAAAATGCTCTTGCCGCCACACTTACGCTCCAGCTCAAGCACCTGCTGGATGGGGAGAGCGAATGTGTAATTGCCGTCGGCGAAATCGAGATCGACGCTGGTGGATTTCACGGCGCGACCGTCCAGGTCAGCAGGCCTTCGCCTTCTAGCGTCAATTCGGTCGTGCCAGGGGTGTCGGTATAACCCTGGTTGCGGGCGGTCATGATGGCGCTGCCGGTATAGGCGCCCATCAGTTCGCCGCCATCGGTTCCGTCATCGCGGAAGAGGTCGATCTTGTAAGTCTTCCGAACACCGAAGGCGTCGGTATAGTCTTCCTCGATATCGATGTTGTCGGCGCCGGATGCACTGATCGACCACGAAGACCCGGTGACGCGCAGCTTGCGACGCCCCGGCCGGTTCGGAGCGGCACAGTCTCGGCTGTACGTTTCGTTCGTCTGGGCAGAGCGGTTGATGGTGACGGATTCGACGCCGCAAAGCTTCACGTAGGTGTCGGGGGCGGTGTCGAGGACGCTGATTAGCGCAAAATCAGCCCGGTTCGGTTCTGACACAAGAAATCTCCAGCAGTTTGCCGAAGATTATGGGCGTTCAAATATCCGCTTTACCGCCGTCAGGCTTGGCCTTGCCCTCTAGCAAGGCGGTGCGCTCACGCATCTGCCTGCGCCGGTGGTCCGCTTCGAACTCGGATGCCGTCATGGAATGAGCAGACATCCAGAGCATTTCCAGATTATGGGCCGCATCAGGGCTGACGCGCTGAAGATTGTCGACCTCGACCTCCATCTCTTCAGCGGTGATAATGCCTTTGCGGATTAGGATCTTCGCTATCGCTTTGAAGACGAGGTAATCGACATCCTGCATCTGGGACTTGTATCACCCCTGGTAGGCTCTGGCCACCACGGTCGCGACGCCGTGCCAAGCGTCAGCCTCGGCGCCGTCGCGCATGATCCTAGATGCTCGCACAGACAGGCCGTAGCGCCTCCCATCGACCTCGTAAGCATGGTTGTGCAGTGCTTCGACGACTGCGCTATGAATGCGCGCCGCATGATCCTTTGCGGTCTCGATCATGGCGCCGCCCGCATTGTACCGCGGCTTTGCGAAACTATGAATCGAGAGGCTCACCTCGGCGCCCGCGGTGCAACCGCGCCCCTGCGGGAGTGACTGCATTGCTTCGACCAAAACGAAAGGCCAGATCGGCGCCCCCTGCGCGTCAACGCCGGTAGTTTTGGACTGGGGGTCGATGGAAGTTTTCGGGAGAATGGCGAGCAACGGTGCATTGGCTTTGAGACTCACGGTTACCGCCCGTTCTGTGGGCCTGATTAGGTCGATTGCCATGGTCAGTCCTTCGCGCTCGATCGGCTCTGGCGCATAGCTGCGCGCTTGGCCTTTTCGACGAGCTGCTTGATGTTCTTGAGGTTCGCCTGGAGGGCAGGTCGCATGAATGGTCTCGCGGGCATGCGAGAGGTGCCGTACTCCAGCGCTGCCGAATAGGGCGCGTTAGAGGAAACCTCGACCTCCTCCGGGCTCACGAGAACATTTTCGATGTTGTTGGCAAGCACGCCGGTGTCTTGATTCGGCGGGGCCGGAGCTACAGACGGCACGTGGTTCCTGCCGCTGACGCTTCCCTGGGTGATAGAAATCTGAGCGTCAGTCCGGACGAGATCGCCGCCAACGTATAACGCCTTGCCTATGAGAGCGGTCGTCTGGGGGCTTGCCAGCTTCCTGAGGCGCGCGACATGGGCCTTGCGCCCCGAGATGCCTGACTTCGCCATTAGGCTTTGCGCCCAGTGCCAACCCATCCGGCGGCAACAGGGTCCCGCTCAAGGGATGAGACCGACCAGATACCGGCGAACGGCCCCTCCAGAACCTCGATACGCGCCTCGGTGCCCAGCGAGCCCGCCAGCGTAGCAGCGAGGACGATGAACCGTACATCCGTGTCCACGAAGCCATCTGCCTGGCGCATCGCCTGCGTGGCCACGTCGATCTGCACGCTGCATTCCCGGTGCTCGACGCCGCCCGGTTCGATGATCGTTCCGCCATCGTCGTAAACTGGATCGGTCTGCTCGATCGTGCGGGCAGGGTGGAACGGGCCGCCGAAAGCCTGTGAGAACGCAAGGCCGATGTCTGCGAAGGCCTGATCCAGCATCAGCAAGGGACTCCGGTGAAGCCGACCAGGCGCGGACCGCCGAATAGGCGCCGCTGGATCTCCGCGAACTGCTGCCCATAGACCGTCGCCGCGTACCCGCCCTTGGCGCGCCGGGCGACAACGGTATCCGACACGGATGCTTGAAACGTGCCGCTCTTGAATGAGGTAGCGCCGGTAGCCGCCAGCATCGCCGCGCCTGGTGCGCCGCCGATTCCATTGAGGGCCAGCAGGTGGGCGGTCAGCAGCTCGGTCGCGTCCTGCTGCTCGTCGCCGTAGCTCTCGCCGACTCGTGCCTCGGCCTTGGTCGCCCATGCGGCATAGGGCGGCTCCGTCAGCGTGGAGAACGCTGGGTATGTGGCCTTGAACTGTTCGAGGGGCAAGCGGGTGTAGGGCACGGCTCAGGCCTTGCCCTTGCGCGGCGAGGGGGCGGGGGCCGGGGCCGGGGCCGGGGCCTTCGGTGCCTCGACCTCGCGGACCTCGTACATGCCGAATGCTCGCAGGGAGGTGAGATAGGTCGGCTCGAAGTTTCCCGACACAACGCCCAGCGCGGGCAGGCGCTTCGGGCCTTCCAGCGTTTCGAGGTCGAAGGGCGAGTTGGTCAGGTTCTTGATCTCGTGCATCGTCGTCTCCAACGAAAAGGCCCGCCCGGTTAAAGGCGGGCCTCATGTGTTTCAGGCCTTGGCCTATCAGGCCGGGACGGGGGTAACCGCGTCGCCGTAGCTGATGGCGTTGGGGCGGGTGATGTCGAGCGGGCCGGTGCGGGCGATGCCGGGAACCGTGAAGTTCAGCGGGCCGTCCTGGTAGATCGGCAGGAACCGATACGGCATCGGGACCCACAGCTTGAGCATGTCCGGCGAGTTGCGATAGGCAACCGCGCGACCGCCGCCAGCGATGCCGACCGTGGCCTTGTTCTTCAGTTCGTCAAGCGAGCGGATGGTGAGCGGCTGACCCGTGCGGCGGGTGTATTCGTTGTTCGCCGCGATGTACTGCATGATCGACATGTTGGGGTTGGTCACGCCGAACGGCGTGGCGACCAGATAGTCCAGAGCCATATCGGGAAGAAGGAGCGTGTCCTTGACGATGCGGCCCGGTCCGGGCTTGCCGAGCAGCAGCATGTTCACGTCGCGGACGATCTGCGTCGGGGTCTTGTTGCCCACCGGCGCGTCGGCGGGGCCGGTCGCCCATGCCGAGGTGCCATCGGTGCCGTCAGCGGGCAGGGGCGTCGGGGTGACGTAGCCGCTGTTGACGAGACCCTTCCAGCCCTTCGTGTCCGAACCGACCAGCAGGTTGTCCCACATGAAGACCTGCGAACCGAAGCGGGCGGCCTCGGCCTTGCGCTGGGTTAGCGGGTAGTTCTGGAACTGAGCCTTGCCCAGCTCCTCGACGTTCCACTGGTAGCCGATCGCGTACATGTCGAAGTCGAGGCCGACCTTATCCAGGTTCACGCCCGCCAGCGGGATATCCTTGGCCGCGCCGGTCTGCCATTCGGCCTTGCCGAACTTGTCGCCGATCAGGGTGTCCATGCCGTCCACCCACTCGGGCAGCGAGGTATCGACGGTGACGAGCGAGGCGATATCCATTTCAGGATATTCGATCTCGTAGACGTTGGCGTTGACCACGCGGCTCGCCTGGGTGGCGAAGCTGAAGACCTGCGCCGCGTCCATCATGTTGATGCTCATTGATGTTGCTCCGGATTAAGCGGCTGCGGGCGGGATGCGGCGCAGGCGGATGGGGACAAGCCCGCCCGCCGCCACGGTGGCGTCGAACTCGGCATTCGGGATCAGGGTGTTGGAGCCAGCGGTGCTGGTGTAACCCTTGTTCGCCGCGTTCCAGTACACCGGCGTGCGCTTGGTGCAGGTCTGGTAGGCAGCGCCAGCGATCACGCCGCTTTCGCAGACGGGTACGTTGGCGTTGATGGGGAACAGGCCGTTCACGTCGGCGCTCGGCGACCATTCGGTCAGGCCGCGGAACTTGCCGGTGGTGAAGGGGGCCACCTGTTCACCGGTGGTGCCGTCCTGCACAGGTTCGGCCAGGCCGATGCCCGCGACCTGGGCGATGCCGGTCAGGGTGTTCCATTCTTCCATGTTGACGCGCTGGCCCTTGCCGTAGGAGGCCGGGCGATCGTTGAAGACGGTCTGAAGCGGGGGCATGGTGCAATCCTCCTTATGCGGCCTTGCCGGTCAGGCGACCGACCATGCGCTGATATGCGGCGTCCTCCGCCTGCACGGCGGCGTCACCGATGATGGTGGGCGAGCCGATCGACTGCACGCCGCTGTGCTCGACCTTAGTGTCCTTGGTCAGGACCGCGAACGAGGCGGCAATCTGATCGGCGGTCCAGCCCTTGGCCGCGTCGCCCATCTGCTTCGAGACGGTGGCCGACATGATCGCAGCTTCGTCCATCTCGTCGGAGACGGTGACGCCGAGGGCTTTGGCCTTGCCAGCAGTTACCAGCAGGGCCTTGCCAGCGTCGCGCAGCTGGGCCGGGGTCGGCTTCGCGTCCTTCACCTGCTGTTCGAGCGTGGTGATCTTCGCGTCCTTGGTCTGACCCTCGGCGGTGAGGGTGGCGACCTGGGTTTCGAGGCCTGCGACCTTGCTGTTGGCAGCGTCACGGGCGGTCATGAGGGTGGTGATGGTCGTAGCGGCGATGTCCGCGTTCGACACGTCGACGGACAGCCCGTCGATAAGAACGATCTTCGGCACAGGGCTCTCCTGAGTGAGTGAATCGAGAATGTTGGAGGGAAGGGCGTCGCAGACGGCGAACCCGTCCTTGATGGCGCACTCGGAACCGGCGCGGCCGCGATCGACGAGCGCAACGTGGTTGCCGAAGATGGACTTCTGGCGGGCCTGGCACTTGGTGCCGTCGAGTGCCGTGAAGTCGCCGAATTCGAGGTCGCTGCTGTAGCCGTTGCTCAGCTCGCGCTTGCCGCCGTCTACCTTGGCGATGGCCTCGGCGTCGGTCAGCAGCAGGTCG